GAGCCACAGGCGCTGAAGCTCTTCCTTGCGCGCGGCATCGCCGATTTTTGATATCGGCTTGATCCCGTCTCCGACGGTATTGGCCGCCCAGCTCTCCACCGCGTTCACCGCGTAGCCGTTATTGCGCACCAGCCAGCGGGCACGGGCGGTGATGTCCGGCCCGGCGGCGGCGATCAGCGCGTTGACATGCGCGCGCGTCGCGCGGAAGCCGCGCAACCGGCGATGATGCTGCCCGGCATCGAACCCGCCGATGAAGGCCCCGAGGCGCTGTCGCCAGTTCATCACAGGTCTTTCACGGCATGGGGCCGGAAGATGCGGCCGGCGCCGCGCTCGGCTTGCGCAATCCGCCGTTCGATATCGGCAATGGCGGCGGCGAGTTCCGCATCCGAGCCATAGGTGATGCTCTTGCCGTCATAGCTGACCGAGCGCGTGCCGCTGTAGCGCGCGGCCAGCAGCGCGCTGTGGCGGGATTTCAGATCATCGAGGGTCATTGGGGGTCTCGTGTTGCCTGTCGCGTAGCACACTTGTTGTGAACACGCATCGTGTGTATCTTGCTTGTGTTGATGGAGGGTCCGATGCCGCAGAACAGCACCGAGAAGCAGCGCACGAATGTCTCGCTGACAGCCTCCACCCTCGCCGCGGCGCGGGAGCTTGGCCTGAACGTGTCGGCGATCAGCGATGCCGCGCTGGCCGAGGCCGTGCGTGCGGCCAAGGCCGAAGCCTGGGCGCGCGAGAACGCCGAGGCGATCGCCGAGCGCCGCGCCTGGATCGAGGCCAACGGCACACCTCTGGCCGATCTCCAGGTCCTGAAGCTCGGCTGATGGCGCAGTTCCATGTCTATCGCGTCCCGGGCGGCCGGCTGGTGCTCGACCTCCAGACCGATCTGATCGAGACCGGCACCCGCGTCGTCGCGCCGCTGGTGCCCGCCGCTTCGGGGCCAAAGGCCATCGGGCGGCTCGAGCCCGTCTTCGAGATCGAGGGCGCTGCGCATGTGCTGCACACGGCCGAGATGGCCGCGATCCCTTCGACCCTGCTCAAGGCACCGCCCGTCGCAGACCTTTCGCGGTTCGATTACGAGATCCGGGGCGCCCTCGACATGGTCTTCTCGGGCTTCTGATCACTCCATGTATCGCGGCGTGCTGATCTTCCAGCCGCGCCGCCGCGGGGCGGTGATGCGCCCGGCCTCGGGCGCATCAGGTTTGCCATGTTCGGCCGGGGCAGCTGCGAAGGCCGTGCTGTCGACGCCCGCCTGTTTCTCCAGTTGCCGCCACATCCGCTCGTCGAAGCGGTCAGCGCCGAGGATCCACGCCGCCGCGCGCGCATAGACCCGGGCGTCGAGCGCCTCGTTGCGCTCGCGCAGTTTCTGCCATTCCTGCCTTGCATAGCCGCGCTTGTTGCGGATCGTGACCAGCTGCTCGGCCACCAGCTGCTTGAGCCATTCGCTGTCGGCCCAGTCGGGCAGGTGGATCGTGCCCGCGGGGGTGGGCGCGTCCGGCTCGGACGGTCGCTCGATGCGTAGGTGCCGATAGGTCTCGGCCTTGAAGGTGGCGGTGGCCACGGTCCAGAGCCGCGCCCCGCGCTTGAGCTTGCGCCCGCTCACCGTGGCATCGACGAAGGTCGGCCCCGACACGGGCGTGGCGCGGTTGAAGCCTTCGAGCCCCTTCACCGGTGCCACCTGAGCAATCCCCTGCTTGCGCGACCACGCATAGACGGCCGCGGACTCGTAGCCCGTGTCGATCGCGAGCTTGGCCAGCGTCATGAAGGCGCCGTTCTCGTGGGCCCATGTCTGCCCCAGCAGGCCTGTCAGCCTGTCCCAGCAGGCCGGATCATCTGGCCCGCCCGGAATGACGATGTGATCGACGAGCCAGCTGGTCATACCCCGTCCCCAGGCCCAGACATCGACCTCGATCCGGTCCTTCTGCACATCCGCCCCGGCGGTCAGGAACAGCCCGCCCATGGGGATCTGTGCTGGGAAGGCAATTCGCCGATCGGCCAGCCGCTGCCATTCCGGCGCTTCGCCGCTCTCGATCCAGGTCTCGCCCAGCAGCGTGTTGCGCGCCGCGCGCAGCATCTCGTCCGAGTCTTGGGCGGCCAGCCAGTCGCGTGCAATCTGCTCCCAGCTTTTCCAGCCCAGCGGCGAATAGAGGGCCGATAGGTGGAAGCCGATGGCGGTCGGATCCGTCGCGACGGAGGTCGCGCGCCATTCGCCGCGCGCCAGCATCGCCGTCTTGTGGTGCTCGGCAATGGGCGTCTCGCAGCCCGCGCAATGATACGCGGCGGTCTCGGGCTGGCCCTTCTCCCAGCGCAGACGCTCGAATTGCAGCCATTGCATCGCCCCGCAATGCGGGCAGGGCACGAAATAGCGCCGCTGGTCGCTGGCCTCGAACTCCCGCTCGATGCGCGACAGCCCCCGGATGGTCGGGGTTGAGACCATGAACACCTTGCGCCGGTGCGCGAAGGTGGTGGTGCGTGCCTCGGCCAGCGTGACCGGATCGCCTTCCTCGTCGGCGGAGGCCGGATAGGCATCGACCTCGTCGAGGAATACATAGCGCGCGGGCATCGACCGCAGCCCGGTCGCGGAATTGGCGCCTGTCAGCACCAGGATGCCGCCGGGGAACTCTTTTGAGAGCATCGAGTTGCCCGCGTCGCGCGAGCGGGCCGGGCTGACCCGTTCCTTGAGCGCTTGACTGTCCTCGATCAGCGGGTCGATCCGGCCGCGCGAGGTCCGCTTGGCCATCTCGACGGTCGGCAGCACCGCCAGCATCGGCCCCGGCGCGTGATGGATCACAAAGCCGATCCAGTTGTTGCCCGCTTCCGTGGCGCCGACCTGCGCAGCTTTCATGAAGCTCACGCGTTGCGCCGGGTGGCTGGGCGAGAGCGCATCCATGATGGCGCGCAGGTAAGGCGTGCGCGCGGTCCGATACCGTCCCGGCTCGGCCGAGGCGCGCGACGATAGCCAGCGATGTTGATCCGCCCAGGCCGACACCGTGAGGTCCGCATCGGGCCGCACGCCATTGCGCCAGCTGCGCAGGATGTCCGCGGCCCCGTCAAACCCGAGGTCGAGGTCCGCCGTCAGGTTGGTGTCGGTCAGTCCCTCATCATGATCTGCGTCATTCAAGCGAGACCCGGAGGTCGGCCAGGGCGTCGAGCTGCTCTCGGACATGGGTTTCCAGCACCCTCTGCAGGATCGCAGTCTCGATCAAAACGGGGCTGCCCGTAGCTGTCTCCATCTCTGCGGATAATTGCGCGGCCATCGTTGCTGCCACGCGCGTGGGCCAGGTGATCCAGACATCACGCTCCTGCCGCGCCAGTCGAAACACCAGCGTCTCGGCCCGCGCCCGATCGACCAGCGCGCCCTTCTTGCGCTGGATCGCCAGCTGACGCTCCTGCGCCTGGTAGACGGTCAGCGCGGTGCGCGCCTTGAGATAGGAGGCGCTGTCGCCCGGCCCGGAGACGGGACTGGCCTCAGTGCTGCCGCTGCCACCAATCCCGCCCCGCGCGCGCATCTGCTGATCGGGATCGGTCATCCCGCCCCGGCGCGCATCCGACGCCGCGGCATCGATCGAGCCATCGGCAAAGAGCACCAGTCGCCCGGTCTTGCGCGCCTTTTGCACCGCGCCGCGCGAGAGCCCGGCATGGGCGGCGTAGGCGCGCTCGGACAGTCCTTCCATGGAGCCTTGAAGCTCCTCAAGGCATTGGAAATAAACGCGGAAAAGCGTCTATTTCAGTTGATTACACTTCCCGGTCGAGTGACTCTGATCCCCACAAGGCGGGGCATCGTGCACCGCCAGGCAAAGGATCGGAGACAGCCCCATGACCACCCGGAAAAAACCCGCGCCGGAGCACGATCGCGACGCGCTGCTTCTCGAGATCGCGGACCGTCACCTGTTTCTCGAAACGCTGGAAACCCGCAACTCCGACAGCCTCGATTTTCACGAACACGGCGTCTGGGCGATCCGCTCCGCGCTCGAAGCCGCCTTCGAGGCCGGATGCCGCGCCCGGGCCGATGCCCCCACCCAATCCTGAAGGAGCCTGACCATGACCGCCATCACCACCATCCGCATCGGTTACGCCGCGCTGCCCGATCCGCTCAATCTCAAGGATCGCGACGCGGCCGCCCGGATGATCGAGGCCGCTATGCGCGACGAAGGCATCAAGGCCGAAGCCTCGGACGTGATCTCGCACATCAAGATCGAACTGCCCACCGCCGAGCTTGCCGCCGCCAGCGCCTTTCTGGCCAGCCTGCAACTGATCTGAGGAGCCGCCCATGACGGACCTGTCCCTCAACTGCCTGCCCGAGGGCGAGACCCTCGACGATCTTGTCCGGCGCAACTGCGCCATCGGGTTCGACCTGCGCTTCTGCCGCAGCGTGGCCGTGTCCGAGCATGACCGCGACACCATCACATCCGACCCGCCCGAGGCGGAGTTTGCGACCCTCTACGCCCTGACCGATCTGGGCGAGGCCATCGCTGTCCATGATGCCGACCTCACCAGCGCCGGGGCCGACGATGTGGCGGCCATCAGCCGCGCTCTGTTCGTGGCCATGGTCAATGTGCATCGCGACCCGCCCGACGCTGCCCAGCGACACGCGGCCGAGCAGTCTGCTTTGATCGATGATGATCGGGTCGGATGATCAGAACACAATCTTATGGCTCTGATTTGCCTACACTTTCAGACGCGCAAGAGCGATTCTGATTGCACAAGCACGATGCAACACACCCAACGGAGCCACGCCATGACCAGCCTGAACCCGATCACCACACCCCGCCATCAACTCCGCGCCGAGAAAGCGCGGAAGAACAAAGAAGCCGCGCTGAATGCCTTCATCGGGAAGAAGGCCGAAATCGACGAACGGCTCGCCCGTCTGCAGGCGCTCAGCGACGACCACTTCAACGCCCACCCCGACGAAGTCGGCTGGGCGATGGTCGGCACGCTTGAGCACTACGCCGGCCTCCTGAAGCGCATGACCGACAGCGCCTTCGGCGAAGGCGAGCACGCCGAGTGATCTTTCCCGCCCAAGCCCCGGAGCGGCCCGCCATCATGGCGGGCTTCACCCGGTAGAAGCTCCTGCATTTCGCACGAGCCTAAACCGGAGACCATCCATGACCCAGATCCAGCTGTCCGACGCCCAAGCCGTCATTCTGTCCGCCGCCTGTGCGCGCGAGGACGGGATGGTGTTCCCCGTCACCGCCAGCCTCAAGGGCGGCGCGGTCGGCAATGTCTGCAAGAGCCTGCTGAAACGCGGGCTCATCGAGGAAATCGAAGCCACGGACCTCAACACCGTGTACCGGCACGACGAGGAGCGCGGCCCGGTCACTCTGCGCGCCACCCCGCTGGCCTACAGCAGCCTCGGGATCACGGATGACACGCGCGACACGGCCCCGACCGAAACCGAGACTGCGCCCGCACCCAAGACCGTCCGCCGCCGGAGCGGCACCAAGCAGGAGGCAGTCATCGCGATGCTCCGCGCCGAGGGCGGCGCGACCATCGATGAGATCGTCGCAGCACTCGAATGGCAACCGCATACTGCGAGGGGAGCCATGTCCGGCGCGCTGAAAAAGAAACTTGGCCTGACGATCACCTCCGAGAAAGTCGAGGGTCGCGGGCGGGTCTATCGCGCCGCAACACCAGATTAAGATACTCCAGAACCCCAGAGCACAAAATATAGTTGCTTCCGTATTGCAGAATCGGTGGCGCTCTGCATAACTTCACTGAAGATCAGGCATTCGCTGTCGATCTGCTCTCAGTCGGCACTTGCCTGCGCCGACTTGACTGCCTCAAACTGGGCCAGCCATGTGCTGGCCCGTTTTTCATTTGCCGATCTGGCGCTGCTCAAGATTCTCGTCATCGCCATCGGATTTCATGACATTGGCGATGAGATGGTTCAGGGTCTCGTTGAAATAGCTGGTCAACTCGCGATGCAGGGTCTGAAACTCGCGCGCGATGGTTTGCTCGAAGCGCGTCTGCTGGACCCGCACCATGACCGTCGTGCGGCGCTGGCGCGGATAGCGATAGGGTTTGACATCATGCTTGCGGCACAAGGCCACAAACAGCCGCACAGCCCAGACATCGGGCAACGAGTATTGCAACTCGATGACTGGCTCGTCCTTTGACGGGGCATCACTATCCAGCCGGGATTGCAGCCGTTCAAGCGCAGCACCTGCTGCGGCACGTTCCCCCGCTGTGGCCCCTCTGGAAAACAGCGCTTCCAGCTTCGCAAGTTTTTCCCTGATGTCGTCCTGGTCGCGCATTCCACCTGTCCGCCTGATCCGATCTGCGGCGGCGTAGACCATCCTGCCTGCGCGGGGTCAAGCAATCCGGCCTCAGCGCAGGCCCTCGAACAGGCGTCGCAAGGCATAGCCACGTGCAATCGACACGACGGTAAAGACCAATCCCATCTTCAGATTCTGCGCCAGCGTCGCGTGCAACCCGAAGACCGGAAAGATCAGGATCTGCGTAATGACCGCGACGCCGTAGCCCACGATCACGTTGGTGACGGCCTCGACCAGCGACATGGTGCGCGTCTGTTTCATGTGACTTCCTCATCCATCGGCCAGCAATTGAGCCGCCAAAGTTCGCAGCGCATGCGCTGCAACCAGGGGGACCACGCCGTTGCCGCAGAGCCGAAGCCGGTCCACCCGGTGGGCCAGCCCATCAGCGCCTCGACGAACAGCGGGTTCAGCGTCCGGCGCACATCGCAGGTATCGCTCCCAGCCATCGGCGTCACCAGGACCTGGCGGCCAAGCAGGCCGTTCACCGGCGTATTCGCCAATGTCGTCGCCCCGTCCTTGTGATCGCGCGCCGTCGGCGTCATCCACATCCCCGCCGAACGCGTCAGGTCGGCCGACCGGCGATTGCCCGCGCTCGGCTTGCAGCCGTCGTTCACCATCGGCGTCGGCCAGTCCCGCGCCATCCGGTCCAGACCCTTCTCGTCTCGTCGTTCGCCGCCACGGCTGCGGAAACTGTCGATCTGCGGCGTCGGCCACGTCGCGGCTGTCGTCGCGAGGTTCATACCGTGCTGGCCCGCAGCCTGCGATGGCGTCGGTTTCGTTTGCCGGTTCTCGTTGGCGCTGGCCCTCGGCGTCGGCCAGAGGCGCAGCAATTCCGTCCGGTTCCCGCCACTCGACCGGGTGCCGGAGCAGGCGCGCGGGGTCGGCCAGCTCGTCCCCCTCGCGGATGGCGAGGATGAAGAGCCGCTCGCGCTTGTGGGGCGCGCCGACTTCCGCCGCCGTAAAGAGGCCTGCCGCAAGCTTGTAGCCCATGCCGACCAGTCCGCTGGCGACTTCGGGGAAGCCGAGGCGGAGATGATGGGCGACGTTTTCGAGGAAGACGAAGGGCGGCCGGACCTCGCCGATGACGCGGGCGACATGCGGCCAGAGGTGGCGCGGGTCGTCCGCGCCCCGGCGCTTGCCCGCGACGGAGAACGGCTGGCACGGATAGCCCGCAGTGACGATGTCCACCGCGCCGCGCCAAGGGCTGCCGTCGAAGGTTCCAACGTCGTCCCAGACAACAGCCTGATCCAAGGACGCGTCTTCCATCCGCGCCACGAGAGTGGCTGCGGCGTAGGTTTCCCGTTCGACATGGCCCACAGCACGATAGCCGGGGATGGCGAGGACGAGCCCGAGATCGAGACCGCCCGCGCCGGAACAGAGCGAGAGGCCGAAGAGGCATGCGTCTGCGGCTCCGGAAGCGTGTCCGGAGGAAGGTAGAGCCAGGTCATGCATGTCACGCGGCGGTCTGGCGCTTTCGCGCGGGTTCGGGGGCGACGTCCGTTGCTGGGGCATCGACCGGGGCGTCGCCGTCGTCGCCCAGCCGCTCGGTTCTCACCTGCGCGAAGGTTCCGCCATTACCATCGAGAATTGCCTCTCGCCCCGTTTCCGCCTGCCAGCGTTCCACAGCCACGTCGATGTAGGCCGGGCTGATTTCCATCGCGAAGACGCGGCGGCCATTGGCTTCGCCCG